AACAATGGGAGAAATAATTTCAAATAATATATTATTACCAATAATGTATTTATTAATAGACACTGTTATTTTACTTGGAATAATATTATTATTCATGATGTTATTAGAAAAAATATTAGACAGTAAAATCATAAAAACAATAATGAGGAAAATAAGATGAGTAAAAATAAACAAAATGAAGTAGTTGTTAAATCAAACGATTATCCAGCTATATCAGAAGAAGTAAGAAAGCAAATATCTGACAAACATAGAAGAATTTCACAAACAGATACTCCTAAACACTTTGTTAAAAAGAAAATGGGAATGGATTACTGTGAAATATCTTACATGAAATCAATAGCAGAAGATGAATATGCACCTTGGAATTGGGAAATTATGGGCAAAGAAGTACTAGGTACTGAAGCCTATGTTGTTCATGGTAGATTAACTTATACCGATGCAAACGGTGTAGTTAGAATAGGTGATATGGTAGCAGCTCACAGGATACAAAAAAAGCGTGGAACTGATGAATTTGTAGACATTGGTAATGATATTAAGGCAGCTAACACAGACTGTATAAAGAAGGCTTTTAATATGTTCTTGAATATCGCTGATGATGTGTACAGAAATCAAGTTGATGACCTAGAATTAAGCGATGATAAGAAAAATGAGATTCTTGAACTTGCTGGAAAATGTAGTACCGGCAGATTAGAAGAAATAAAGAAGCTCATAGATGACCAAACATTAAACAGTGCAAACTATAAAGCTTCATATGCTAAATTGCAGAGAGAGGTAGAAATAAAATGAATGATATATTAGATGAAATAACATTTTTAGAAAACCTAACTTCAGAAATGTCTATGCTAAGACATAAAATTGATAGAATGACTGAATTAATAATATCAAGGTCAAAAAATAGAATAAAAGAAATAAAAAAGTTTGAGGAGAAACATGAAAATGATTAATACAAGCATTTCATATGATGATGGCATATTAGAGGAAGATTCTACATATGCTATTGGAACTAATGATGGAAAAGAATTTAGAAGCGTAGTTTATAAAGGAACTAAACTTTTAAATGGGAAACCTATGATGGTCTTTGTAACAAAAGATTCTCAAAGGTTAACTATAAACCCTTCATTTCACACATTCACAATAACAGAGAATAAAGGAGACAATAATGGGTAAAATAACAACAAAAGATGCAGAAGATTTGATAAAAAGCGAAATACTTACTGATGAATCAGTTGCCGAATTAAAAGGCATGATTAGCAAAGGGCGACCACAATCAGTTAAAAGATTTATCAAAACTGCTGATAATAAATGGGTAGAACCTAAGCTCTATTTTAGAGGAGCAAAAGGTGTTGAAAAAAGTAAGAATATGGAAGCTTTCATTTCTGACTATAATACCCTATTAGAAAAGTACACAACAACACGTAACAACAAATAAGGAGTAAATAATGGCAAAAGCAATAGATGCTACTTTCGACCCTTCAAGTAAATGGAAGCCAATTGAAGAAGGTGTTTATCCTGCTCATATCAAATCTCTTGAAACAAAAGAGGTTAATACAAGAGCTGGAGAAGCTATCGTAGTTAACATGAGATATAAAGTAGCTGATGAAGTTATAAAATACACTCAACCAGTTTGGAAAATGGATGGGTATAAATATATTACAGATTCAGATAATAATAAAATCCCTATAACAAATGGTAGTGGTAAACAAGAAGAAATAACTTGTGAACACTTAAAAGGCAGAGAGTTTCCAGATAATGGATTCTTTGTATTTACTGACAGTAGTTCAAGTAGCAAGAATCGTAGATATTTTGAACTGTTGGACAATCTTCAAGTAAAATGTACAGAAACAAACGTAGACGGAAAGAAAGTAAAGAAGCTTGTTCTTCTTGAAGATGAGGATGTTGTTGGTAAACCAGTAATGATAACTGTAAAAAGACAAGAGTTTGTTACGTATGAAACAAAACACTTGCCACCAGACCAACAAGTAAGACGTTCTACTTTTAAAGTTACCAATGTTAATCTGTGGGAAGACGGACAAACATTAGAATCTGACGAATTAGAAGAAGACGTACCCTTTTAAATAAGTTAAAAATATAAGGATAGGCATTGCCAGTATTCCTGTCGATATGAAATGAGTGTACACAGAATATGTTATGGCTCTATCCTTATTTAATTTAAGGTGTTGAAGCGTGTAAAACTGGATAGGCTATATGCCTTACCTAAATCCCGACGGGGTTGAAACAGCTTAATGAACCAAGGAATTAAACCTTACGCAGAGTTCGCCTTAATATTTTTAATAAA